TACCATTGCCGGAAATGTGGGGATCGCCGTGGAGACCGGTGTGTTTTCCGGTACTGCCCCAACAGAATACCTGGTGCTGACACCGCTTTCGGATTCTTTTGATGTCCACGCAGACAACGATCCCGGTGTGGATGTCCAGGAGGTGCGTATCTCCCTTTTCACAAAGGGAAGTTACACCAGATGGAAAAATACCCTCGTCCGGGCGATCCTCGCTGCGGACATGACCATAACAGAGCGCCGGTATGTCGGTCATGACGATGACTCCGGCTATCACAATTACGCCATTGATGTGGCGCATTACTATGAAATGGAGGAATGACCATGGCAACAATTGGTCTGGATAAGCTGTACTACGCTAAGATCACCGAAGCGGAGAACGGCGAAGAAACCTATGATAAGCCTGTGCAGCTGGCGAAGGCCATGTCTGCTGACCTTTCCGTGGAACTGGCAGAGGCAACTCTGTATGCAGATGACGGTGCCGCGGAGATCGTTAAGGAATTCAAGAGCGGCAAGCTGACGCTGGGTGTAGATGACATCGGCTCCACGGTGGCATCCGACCTCAGTGGCGCAACCATCGACGCCAACGGCGTTATCGTATCCGCAAGTGAGGACGGCGGCACTCCTGTTGCTGTCGGTTTCCGGGCGAAGAAGTCCAACGGCAAGTACCGTTATTTCTGGCTGTACCGTGTGAAGTTCGGTATCCCCGCGGCGAACATGGCTACCAAGGGTGACAGCATTACCTTCTCCACTCCCACCATTGAAGGTACCATCCTGCGCCGTAACAAGCCCGATACCCGGGGCAAGCATCCCTGGAAGGCAGAGGTCACGGAGGGCGATACTTCCGTCACCGAGGAAACCATCGTCAACTGGTATAACGAGGTTTACGAACCCGCTTATACCGCCTGATAAGGAGGAACTATGGATACTGAACGCACTGCAATCATCACCATTGGCGGTGAGGAATATTCCCTGGTTCTGACTACCAGAGCCACTAAGCAGATTGCCGGTCGCTACGGTGGCCTGGAAAACCTGGGCGATAAGCTGATGAAGTCCGAGAACTTTGAACTGGCCATCAGTGAGATCGTCTGGCTCATCACCCTTCTGGCGAACCAGTCCATTCTCATCCACAACCTCCGAAACCGGGACAACAAGCGTGAGCTGCTGACCGAGGAGGATGTGGAACTGCTGACCTCTCCCGTGGATCTGGCTTCCTACAAGGATGCCATCACCGAAGCCCTGTACAAGGGCACCAAGCGCAACATCATCAGTGAGGACGATCCAAAAAACGCGGCAGTCGGGTAAGTGACGAAGAGTTATTTACCCGACTTCTTTATTACGGCATCAGCCAGCTACGCCTCTCCTGGGAGGAAGTCTGGCTGATGCCGTTTGGTTTACTCCTGGATCTTTGGGAGTGCCATAAACAGTACAACGGCATTACCAAACCCAAACGGGAGGTTTTCATTGACGAGATCATCCCGGATGGCATCTGAGGAAGGAGGTGCGTAGTCCGTGGCTGATACCTTTGGCCTGAAAATCGGCCTTGAAGGTGAGAAAGAATTTAAGAAGGCACTGAGTGATATAAACCAGTCCTTCAAAGTTCTCGGCTCCGAAATGAAGCTGGTACAATCCCAGTTCAGTAAAAATGATAATTCTGCGGAGGCTCTGGCAGCAAGGACGAAAACCCTCACTTCTCAGATCGATGCTCAGAAGCAGAAAATTGAAATGCTCCAGAAGGCTCTGCAAAATGCTTCTGAGTCCTTTGGTGAGAACGACCGCCGGACGCAGAACTGGCAGATCCAACTGAATAATGCCAAAGCCGCCCTGAATGACATGGAGCGTGAACTGGACGATTGTTCTAGGGAAGCGGATGACATGGGCGAGGAACTGGAAGACGCCGCCGAGGCTGCTGAAGATTCTGAGAAGAAGTTCAGTGGCCTCGGTTCTGTTTTGAAAAGTGTCGGCGCTGCCATGGGTACTGTGGCTGTTGCCGCCGGTGCCGCTACGATCAAGCTGGCAACCGGAGTCATTGAGCAGTTCGGTGAACTGGAGCAGAACATGGGCGGTGCTGTCGCTGTTTACGGCGATTACGCCAATGAACTGATGTCCATCTCCGAGGAAGCCTACCGCACCATGGGTACTTCCCAGAGTGAGTATCTGGCCACTGCCAATAAGATGGGTGCTTTGTTCCAGGGCAGCGGCTTAACCCAGCAGCAGTCCCTTGAGATGACCACCCAGGCCATGCAGAGAGCAGCTGATATGGCATCCGTCATGGGTATTGAAACGGAAGCCGCTCTGGAAGCGGTGACCGGTGCCGCCAAAGGCAACTACTCGATGATGGACAATTTGGGTGTTGCCATGAACAATACCACATTGGAAGCCTATGCCATGGCTAACGGCTACGACAAAGCCTGGGCATCCATGTCTAATGCGGAAAAGGCCGAAGTCTCCATGGCTTACTTCCTGGAAAAGACCCAGCAGTACGCAGGTAACTTTGAAAGAGAAGCCACCCAGACCATTTCCGGCTCCATCGGTCTTATGAAGGCATCCATTGATTCCTTCGTGGCCGGTCTTGGCAACGCCGATGCTGATATGCAGAATCTGACCCAGAACATGGTGGATGCTTTTGGGGCGGTCAAAGACAATGTGGTTCCTGTGCTTCAGAACATCGTGGATGTACTTCCCATTGTGGTAGCAACCATAATCATGGCATTGGGAGATATTCTTCCCATGCTGCTCCAGACGGTAACTGACCTGTTCTCTTCGGTGCTGACCACACTGCTCAGTCTGCTACCGGAACTTACCCCGGCGGCAGTCCAGGCGATCCTGACCATAACGCAGGCGCTGATCGATAACCTACCTCTTATCGTGGAAGCGGCAGTACTTCTGGTCACCACCCTGGTTGGTGGTTTTGGCTCGGCTCTTCCGGAACTGATCCCTGCGGCGGTTGAGGCGGTGGTGACCATTGTCACGGGCCTGCTCGACAGTATGCCCCTGGTTTTGGACGCTGCCCTTCAGCTGATGACCGGCCTGACCACCGGTACGCTGGATGCGCTTCCCGTGCTGATTGCCGCACTGCCCACAATCGTCAACTCGGTCATTGACTTCTTCCTCGGCTCCATTCCCCAGATCATCCAGACCGGCTTCCAGCTGATCACTTCTCTGATCACAGCACTGCCCAGTATCATCACCACCATTCTGACTGCCGTTCCGCAGATCATCGACAATCTGGTGACAGCCACACTGGCATCCATTCCTCAGATCGTGGAGGCAGGTATCCAGCTTCTCATTTCGCTGATCCAGGCTTTGCCCCAGATCATTACCACGATCCTCACTGCGATCCCCCAGATCATTGGCGGCATTACAAATGCACTGATCAATAATATCGGACTCATTGCCTCCACCGGCTTCCAGGTTTTTGTAGCCCTCATTAAGAATCTGCCTTCCATGATCGTTGAGATCGTCCAGGCTGTACCTCAGATCATTGCGGGTATCGTCCAGGCATTCACTTCTTCCATGGGGCAGATCTCCAATGTGGGCGCGAACATCGTCCGTGGCCTGTGGCAGGGCATCCAGTCCCTTGCTGGATGGTTATGGAATAAGGTGTCCGCCTGGATTCGTTCTATCTGGGATGGCATCTGCAACTTCTTCGGTATCCACAGCCCTTCCGACCTCTTCGATTGGGCGGGCCAGATGATGGTTCAGGGTTTGGCTGGCGCGATCTCCCGAGATGGCGATGAAGCAGTCAAAGCAACTCTGGACATGAGCCATGGCATCAGTGATGCGGTCAATGACCTGGCTGCGGACATGAATACCTCTCTGGCACCGGAGATCACGGTGAAGGGTACACTCAGCAATGACGTGTCCGGTGTATCCGCATCTTCCGGTCAGACCACCATCAACATCTATCCTCAGACTCTGGATCAGGCCACCATTGACTACCTGTTCCTGAAATTCAACGCACGATTGGGGGCGGCAATTTGAGAAAGTTCTACATTGAAAATGAGATCGGCAGCAGATTGCCCCTCAACGGTGAACAGGGCATCTTCCTGTCCAATCCGGCTGGCCTGGGTATGACCATGCCTTCTGATTTTGCGGATATCCATAACGGCTTCTTCCGGGAGATCTCCAAAAACTCCGAGCCGCAAAGCACCATCACGGGAGACCTGGTGTTTATCGGCGACAACGCCTATGCTGACTACCGCTCCTTTGTGGACTGGTGCAGCGGCTCGGCGTCTCTGCATCTGATCTACAAACCCTATGGCACCACGGAGTTCTACCGGGATGTCTATATCAGCTACCTGACCAAAACGGAACTGACGGACACCCGGTGGCTCACTGTCCCGGCTTCCTTTGCCTGCCTGTCTCCCTGGTACCGGGCGGCTCCTACCAATATGTCCATGTCCACGGAGTCCGGCTATGTTCTGAAGTACCCCTTCAGCTACACTTCGGATCTGATCTATTCTTCCTCCAGCGCAGGCAGCATGGCTGCTGATATTCCCGCCGGAGGTCATATCCCGGCTTCCTTTGAACTGACCTATAAGGGCGCAGTCATCAACCCCAAGATCTCCCTGGTGGGCAGCTCCACCAACACCACCTACGGCATTTGCGCGCTGAACGCCACCCTGGGTGATAATGACACCTTTACGGTCTCCACCTTCTATGGCAAATGCCGGGTGGAGATCACGGACGCAGACGGTAAAACCACCGATGCGCTGAACAATGTGGATCTGGCCTATGAGCCGTTTCCCCGTATTCCGGTGAATGAGGATTGCGTGCTTCTCATGTCTGCCGACAGTGACATCCTGGGCCGTGCCAATGTCCGTGTGTATTACTACTACAGGAGCGTGTAGCCATGGTCGCATTTATCAAACGAAGGAAGGATTTCAGAACGGTTGCTTCTGCGGAAGTGGTCAGCTACGATGTGCCGCTGGCATCTATCTCCGATGATGTGGGAACCATCGTCCTCTACGATACTACCGTCACTCGCGGCAGTGAGGGCGACTTCCTCATCATGGATGGTCACATCTGGCTTGTGGAGCAGGTCACCCCAAATGAGATGCAGACCACGGTCACCGTGACGGACATTGCCGCCGCCTTTGACAGACTGCTCCCGTTTGTGGAGGATGGAGATTCCATCGGTTCTTTCCTGGCACAACAGCTTGCGGATCATTACCGGAATGTCAGCGACCTTTCTTACCAGATGCCTTACCTGGAGATCACGAACCTGGACAATACACCATGGCTGGGTCCCACTGTGACAGATGGCCTGTTCAACCTCAGAACATATATGCGGAAGGTCAACCGGCTCCGGGATGTACAGGTGCTGTTTTCTGTATCTCAGAACAAGCTGAACATTCTGATCCAGCCCCGGCAGCGACCTTCCCATAATGTCCTGTTTGAGGATGGAACTTCTCAGCTGATCTCCCGTTCCTACAACCGATCCTCCATCGCAAAGGTCACAGCCTACCAGTTTGGGGAAGGACACACCTTCTATCTGTCCGCAGATGGTGATGTGACCCGGGAGGAGCCGGTGTTCCGGGCAGAGGGCAAGTGGGAGGTTCTGGCTCTGGAGGAGACGGAGGATCTGGAAGAAAAGGTGCAGGACATCTTCTCCCAGAACTCCAATTCCCACAAAATTGAATGGCGGAGTACAAAGCCCTATGAACTCTACGATACGGTGGTGCTTCGCCTGGATGGAGGTCTTATGTCCTCCTATGTTTCCTACATCGGCATTTCCTCTGCCGATCATCGTTATTACTACAAAAGCGGCGAGTTGGCGACCACGCTGACGGAGCGGCTGAAAGGAGCGAATATATGAGTTCCAGTATTCACGGCGTCAATTTCGATAACCAGACTGTCACCGCAAAGGATCATGGTCATCTGTTCCACTGCGTCATCGTGGACGGCATCATGTCCGGCTGCGAACTGTCCTTCAGCGGTACCTCTCTGGTCATCACTCCCGGCTATCTGCTGATCTGTGGACGGGAAATGAAGCTGACAGCTAACACCACGGTCATTGTCAGCGGTGCCACCACCGGCTTTGCCCGTGTCCTGATCACCATTGACCTGACCAAAGCCGCCACGGCAGAAACATTTGAACAGGCTGATTTCCAGATCCAGTATGCCAATACGGCTACTGGATTTTCTGCACTCAACCAGGAGGACATCAACAGCACCGGTACGACCTACCAGTTTGAATTGTGCGTTCTGGCCCTGGGTACTTCCGGCATCGCGTCCATTTATTCCTCTGCCGGATCTGCGGCTGTCCGTATCCCCATTATTACGAGTGAGATGCTCGGCTCTGGGTGTGTAGTTACTGGAAAGATCGCCAGTAACGCAGTCACCAACGGCAAGATTGCTACCGGAGCGGTATCCACGGATAAGATCGCTGACGATGCCGTTACGGCGGCAAAGATTGCTGACGGCGCAGTCGGAACTGTGGCTATGGCTTCTGGTGCTGTCACCACAGACAAGCTGGGTGCGACTTCTGTTACAGCTGCAAAGCTGGGCGCTTCTGCCGTTGAAACTGCTAAGATTGCTGACGCTGCGGTCACCACTGCAAAGATGGCAGACGGTTCCGTTACCATGGCGAAGCTGGGCTCTGCTGTGACCATTGCCAAGGGCGGTACCGGTGCTACGGATGGTGCAACCGGTCTGAAGAACCTTCTGGCTGCCGGTGCTACGATCCTCAGTTCCAATCAGTATGGAACGAGCCTTCCCAGTACCGCCACCGCAGGCAGACTCTTTTTCAAGAAGGTGTAATCTATGGCAACATTGGCAGCAACCGTAGACGGATGGAGAAACCGACAGGGAGCAGTTTGGTATCCGAGCAGCGGATTTTCCAGTATCGGTTCCGGTACCGGTGCTTCGCTGTATATTGCATCGAACCCCAGCGGCAATAACAAGTACACCATCTGTCTCAGAATCAAGACACCCAGTTCTAGCAGCATTGGCAGTATCAGCAAGTTGAGTGTGACATTTAAGGTTTACAAGGCCAACACAAATGCCGGTACGCTGTATGGTAGTTTGAGAACTACTTATACCGATAGTGGCAGCAGTGATACAGCAAGCACATTCCGGAATAATGCCGTCGGTAGCGAGGCAAGCACGACTTACGCTTCTACGTCCTATGGCACCATTACATTTGACTTCAGTGGCACTTTCAGTCAGGGTACCTATTATTATCTGTTCTTATATACCAAGAGCAACAGTGATATGTACTACACCACTGCGGGAAATCTCAGCCCATCCGCAGTGGCGACTTACTCTGTCAAAACCTATGCGGTCACCTACAATGCCAATGGCGGTACCGGCGCTCCCAGTACCCAGTACAAAACACATGGTACGGCGTTGACGCTGAGTTCTACCAAGCCCACCAAAGCATCGACCTCTCCGGGCAACTACACAGTTACCCTAAATGCCAATGGCGGCACCTGTTCTTCCACATCGCTGACAGCAAAGCGAACGACCGCGTATACCTTCAGCACATGGAACACCAGCTCCAGTGGCACAGGTACCAGTTATGCTTCCGGTGCGTCCTACACCACCAACGCCGCCTTGTCGCTGTATGCCATTTATTCCAGTAGCACTACTACAGCTTCGGTGACACTGCCGACCCCCACACGGGATGGCTACGACTTTATGGGCTGGGCAACAAGCGCCTCGGCAACCTCTGGCAGTACAGGCAGTTACAAGCCTTCTG